GATCAGCACATATCTTCTCAAGAGCCCAACGATACGAGCGTATTGGATCAAGATTAGCACGTGGCGCAAATCTATAACGGCCAGCCTCAGTGCTTTCCTGACCGTAAGTGCTTATGTTAAAACCTGGCATGTGTAATCATCAACCACCAAACGGCGGCACTTCTGGTGTCACCTTGGCTGCACGATCATATTTAAGCGTTGCAGTCAACATTAGAATTTCATTGGATGAATAGTCTAAAGTATCCATATCAATCTTGTATGGCCACGAATTATACAACCTCCAACTCTCGGTGGGGGCACCATTGTGATCGGTCAATGTTATGGTAGAATCCTTCTTATATACTAACGGATGTTGAGCCGATGCAAGATTGATATTATAAACAGCTGCCTGCATCCAGTTATAAATTGATCCACACACATCAACAGGATTTTCCATATCATACCAGCTGATATCAACATCATCCCACGATGTCTTTCCCATGTGCCAAATAACTTCTTGGTTATGATGTTCCTCAATTGGTGACAAAGTATAAGAAGGACGTTTGCACGACCTCAAGTACAAAAATGATTTAGAGCTCGAAGAGTCAGTGCCATTTATGGCAAACAACCATCTATACTTTCTCTTAGGCTCCGCCGCTCTACTCTCGGGGCCCCTATCAGTTGCCCCACCAGTACCATTTATAATAAAGCCTGGCATAACATGTCCTCCACAGCCAATTTAAACTAAGCAGTAACCACTCCACCAGCCTGCAACACCTCCTCAGCAGAAAAGCTCATATCAGATCTCATAATAACAAGGTTCAAAACAATGTATTCGACAACTCTCGTCGGTTTCAAGAAACAACTAATCCACAATTCGTTGCGATCCCTGCGCTCCGGAGTGTTATTCGTCTCATCACACACCACCCTAAAGTCATCAAGACCACGCCTCGCTTTGATGTCAGCCAAAAAACCTTCACACACTCCACGCACCCTAGACCAAGTATATTTATCATTCTGCTCAAACACAAAATATCGCAACGCATTACCAAGGTTCTTCTTAATAAATATCAACAACATTCTCACATTAACACGATCAAGCGCTGACGGCATGCGCTGCAGCGTTCTTTGTCCCCAAACAGTCAATCCGTCTTTAACAAAGTTAACTATCGGGTTCACGGCATTGCCGCTGCCATATAACAAATTACGCTCGCCAAGGGTTGGATTGTATTCAACATCAAGCGGAGTATACAACCTTCCCCTATTAAGGCCAGCCGGGGCAAACCACGGCTCAGAAACACTCTCTGTGCGAGCAAAAATAGAAAGCTGATGACCACTTGGCGGCACCCAGATATTACCACCATTAAATTGATCAAATATCTTCAACCACGACCAGTATAACGCCCCATAAGAACTGTTAATGGCCTGAGACAGATCAGACAACAACATTCCATTGTGCCAATCAACAACTTGTTGCGGACGCAAACCGTAGGGAGGATCAACAATATAAAGAACATCACCACGAGACTGGCACATCTGTATGCTTTGACCTATCACAGCACCAGAAGAAAATCCGGGGGTGGCCAAAAGATTTATGTCATAAATCTCTGGGTTCTCAAACGCAAATATCCCAGACCCAAAGGCAGGATTGCCAATCACAGCCCTATCAAGCTCAGAGCTAAACAATGGATCAGTTGGTATGCCATTTGCCCCACCCCTTAACTTGGCATAGTATACTGCCGACGGATTACGCACAACATAATTATCAGGGTCACCAACCGGATCATTATTAAGGTAAGGCGGTCTCGGCTCCCAGTTAATATAAGCATTGCCATTTACACCACCATATTTAGAGTTTGGATTAATGACATTGGCAATATACCTATCATCGCGTTGATCGAATGAAATATTGTCGATTCTATCAACCGGTTGCTTATTAGAATCATAGATCAAAATAGTAAACCTGCCAGGAACAATTCCACTGGGCCCCTGATATCCACTAATAGAGATTAAATAATCATCAATCCACGTTCCCGGACTGGTAGCAACAAGCCAGCCAATGATGTGAGAATAATATGCCTGATCAATCGAACATTGCGCCACATTATAATAAGTACTTCCAGGATCACACGATGCAGGAATAGCAGGAGACACAGAACTACCACGCGGCAACACATTCCTTGAATCAGAATAATTACGATATGGACGACTATATGGATAATAAATGTCAAGCGTCTCAGCAAACCTCAAAGTCTTAACATTAGAGAAATTGGCAAGCATCGTCAACAAATCAGTCTGATTATTCAAGGTCGTTTCTATGACCACCTTATACTCGACGTCATTGATCTGCAATGGATATGCACGCCAGTATCTCACGCCTTGCTGCACTCCATTTCCATGAATGGCCGCCGCAATAGTCGCCGGCGACTGATTATATCCCTGCGGAATATTAAACCTAATTACCTTGCGGCCAGCATCAGACGTAACTTCAATAGCCACTTTATTATTAGATGTCGTAATGTTATACGGACCAGTGTCGTGACCGATTAAATAGCTGCGCGGAATATCCCACGCATACTGTGTCTGACCAACCTCAAACGCCCATCCTTCAGAACCCATCAGCTGAATAGAGCGACCAGCATCTTTGGTAATAATATATATGTTGCCGTCAATATTAACAGCATTATAATCTTCACTACCACTAATTAGCGAATTAAATCGTTGTATAAAACTATTAGCATCGGTAAAAGTTTCCCCATGATTAAATCGATAAGTGTGTATGGCTGGCACCACCCCAGAAGAGGTTGTCTCTTCAGCCCTATCAACCCAAAATTTAAACTCTCTATTGTTCGGCAAAACTGAAAATCGAAATGAATCTTGCTCTTCCAGCCTGCCAGCAGTTACAACAACAGAAAAAGCAAGACCAGTCGCATCATCCCCAGAACCAACTTCAATCGGTTCAGAAACCCCCGGTGTAGAGCTCTCAGATATTACACCAGCAGAAATTTGTGCTCCATCACTGTTTCTATAAATTATATACTCCGCACCATCCAATTTAGACCCGGAGGTCACACTTGGTCCTTTTGTAATTACCATCATAAAGCTATCTTTAATGGGCCCATTATACTTGTCGCTCAAACCGGGACCATAAAAATCAAGAGTGGCTTCTGTAACAAAGAGAGTTGGGTCAATATCACTAAACTCTGGAGCCCCATCAAGTCCCTCATTGTGAAAAGAGAATGGCTCTTCTGCAGTTGGCGTTCGAAGACGTATCTTGCCATGATCAATGCCAGAAAACAATGGCAACCTACCCCACCCAAACCTGCGCGCACCAGTCATGTCAATAGAAATGGCTTCCAGGTCAGGCTCCATTCCCTCTTCCCATGTAACACCAACACGTTCAACATAACATTGTTGCCCCTCTTCAAAATAGGCAAGCACTGCGTACCCCAAATAGCTCTCTGGGAATGGCGGGCCAAAAATGTCAATAAATTGTTGGGCATTAGTTATATATACTGGTTTGTTTACCGGCCCCTTTTTAGCCACACCAATGAAAGCCGGCAATGTTGGACCACGCCCAGTCGCAACAAGACTTAAATCAATCTCTCTAATATATACGCCCGGCGATAAGTAGATTGCCATTGTTTATTCTCCTAGCACCACCGCTAAACAAATTTATATTTGACAACACAGCCAATCCTAATTATCAACTGACACAACAGTCAACTCACCCTTTGCTTGCAAATTCTCTAGCTGAAATTGGTTAAACCTGTCTCTTTCATCAACATATCTTTGTCCCGGCAGCAGTCTAATCACCCTTTCCCCTACATAGAAATCAGAGCCAGGATCGCGCAAATGCAGCTGCACCATGTGGCTGCCACAGTTAGTCACAGCTACCATCTCCACATTTCTCTTTGCCCCAATTGCCTTTGCTTTCTTAATCTCCCTCTGCGTCATCGGCCTTGACATAACAAACCCTCCAATTTACAAAAGATCTTCCATGCGATAAACCTCATATGTGGTGCGAGTATCACTCTCCTTCAATGAAATAACTTTGCCAAGCACAGTTGGCACCACTTTTTCATGTATTGGTATAGAATACTCAACCTTCATAGATATAGAATAATTAATTTTTGGCTTCGTTTTGGCATCAATATCAACATCACTGCTGTCTGACACAGAATTAACAGTCACACGCACATTTTGTGTTATATATTCATCCTCAACCACAAACATGCCCATTGGACAACATCTTCTAGTAACGTCAGAACTAATATATTCAGCATCATGTTTAAACTCACTCCAAATGTTCATTTCATAACTAACGTCAAACGGTATTGGATGATATACTAAACGCATGCGCCTTCTAGAACCATCGGTAAATTCACGCCACATCGGCAAGTATGGTGGTATCCACCGATCACGGCCAAATTCCCAGCTCTCTCTCTTTATAGAAATGACCGGCAAAGACACCCTACCATTGAAAAATTCTTGCGCCCACGACAAAACACTGCGATCATGCGACACAACATGTACTGCCACAGCCTTATAAGAATCATAAACTGGAATTTTTATGCCGCCAAGCCATTGTTTCATGCCAGCATCAAGATCATAAAACCCCTTAACAATAACATTACGAACCATTTCCGGTGCATAATTAATGTCTTCCCCAACAGTTATTGGGTTTTTAGAAGACAAATCAGGAACACGTTCTGGCCTGTTGTTTAATATTATACGCTGATCAACATAAGCATCATTGTTTGTATCAGTGGCGACTGGAGGAGTGAAGTAGAAGTTATGTATGGCCATTGATTAATTACCTAATAATCCTTGCAAAATAAGCCCCGCCCTCTTGTAAGTCATCATCATCAATAGACTCAAAAGCATTATTAACTTTATCAATGGCATCCTTCTTGTCGTCTGCCTTAATTTTAACAACACGCGATCCCCGTTCTTTGCCAACCACATCCACAATATCACCATGTTCACCAAGATTTTTAATTATGCCATACACAACAGAACCTGCTATCAACTCACATGCATTGCGCAACTTTAAATTAATATCTCTAATAGAATTGTTAATCTTATTGTTCATAAATCATTTTACCATTGGTAACGTTGCATCATCTTTATTCATAGACTCGACTGTCACACTCCAATATATCCAACGATAGCGATAATTGCCAAAATCAGTCGCATGTACTACGCGAAACCTAGAGGCCCTAATCGCCAAACTATTATGAGGTATGACAACAATATCACCAATGCGTATTAATCTATCACCAAGAACATGCAAAACTTCCGCCCTAGAAAACAACAGATCAATAGAGTGTGGAGCATCTTGCCCGAATTTTGTTAAAACTATTTCGGGTGCCGAAGGGGCAAACCAAGCCTTAAAGTCATATCCACTATAATATGTTGGCGATATATCTTCATTCCATACTTTGTCATATTTACCATCATCGGTACGCAGTAGCACTGTAACAACTACACCAGCAATTCTTATTGATTCTAATGCAACATGCTCCGCCACGGCAATGTCCGGCACGTTTGGATTGTATTGAGACTGTTGCGGGTTAAATATAGAGTGCTGAGGTCTGTTATCAGCCCTCACATTAAGGCTTGAATATACCTCATTGTTACTGCCAAAATCATATATGGCCAAAACAATTCCTCACTTTGCACGAATCAACACGGAGCAAGAAGCGAAAACATTTCACATTCTTGCTCTTTAATTTCCCTAGAAACGGCCTGACTACCAACAGACTCTGGAATGTCAGCATTATCCCTCATAATCTTATACCAATCATTCACAAAGTCACACGGGCATTTATAGTCCGGGGGGGGACCGCTAGGAAGGACAAAGTATCGCATATATCTATTTGAAACAATCGTTACATATGACCCAGGAATAACTTCAAGGGCCTTCTTCACCGATATATATACATGAGAACAATAATCACAATTGAGAAGAGTAGTTACATACGGATTATATTGATAATTAGAAACATGAGTTACAGTTGATATCGGTTCATTTCCTGGCACAGCAATTATGTTACCAGCCCATATGCGCAATCTGTTTTGAATGTGCGGGTATTCTATCATCGCTTACCAATCCCAACATCAAAACCCATTGATCTCAACTTATCTAAGGCTATGTCTATGTCATTTTTTCTAATGGCTTTTTTAACAGCTTCCTCATATCCCAGAAGTATGATATTTTTTCTCCTGGGTTTTACAATTGTAAAATGTTCGCCGCTAAACACTATAACGCCAGGAAATCCTTGTTTAAACATTTCCACCGCCGATCTCAAATCTTCAACAGAGGGCAACGCAGTGAATTCTGATGGATTGTCCGCCGGGTGTGTGTGTGACACATATTCATTTTTGTTGCTTGGGTCAACACGAACCTCAACTTTGTTTTTGCCACCATGGAAAATTTTCTTATCCCTGCCAACCCACGCCACCTCATGTGGAATAACAATACTCGGCAGTTTTACAGTTTTTGCATACGACATTACACTTGCATCAATGTCTTCGGTTAAAACACACAGTTTCATTGTGTCACCTTTTATAAATTACACACACATATATTTGATTATGACTGCCGTCTATTTATCAACTAGCGCGCTATAAAACCAAGCGGCTCGCCCAGGCTGATAGCCTTTTCAACTATTTCCTTTAATTCTTCTTTGCCCTCAGAAACTAAAGCATCTCCGTCCATTGATATGCTAGACCCATCTGGACCGGGGACACTTATCTTCCTTCTAGTGTGCCCAAGCATTATTTTAGCCTCGGCTATTATGGCACGAGTACACAGCTCTTTTGCCGCTGGCAAGTTAAAATCATCTATGGATGGCAAGTATCTAATAATTACAGGAAAAGAGCCCTTAGGGGTTGGTTGCAACCTTATTCTGTTATTCGTAATTTCCCAAGATCCATCGGTTGCCAGCACACGAGAGGCAAATTTCCTATATGCCTGCAACAAGTGATAATCCAACAACATGTTTTGTATGCCAGTTATGTTGCCGACATTTGCCCCAATTTTTTCACTGACATTAATCATTTCCAATAACTTGTCATATTCAGAACCACCATGTGGTTCATGTCCAAACAGCAATGCATAAGCGTCAGACCATGCTTTGTCATGATATGAAGACTTTGACACAATATGACACAATTCGTCTTTTATAACATCATCAACATTCGATGTGCGCAAAGACAGATATATTGTCTCACCATTAATATCGGTCAAAGCATTAACATATTTAAACGGAATAATTACTATTTTCATCTGACCTCCACACTAACAACATCCACAAATGGACTATTAGCTATGTCACCAGGAACCACGTTTGACACGGGCACATCACAAAACTTAAATTTGGCCGCCAGCCACAACGGCTTAGCTATTAATTCAGAACAAATCCACCTGCTTCTATTATCACTAGCTTCTACTTTATGACGATCATTAAACACATATAACTTAAACAACTCCCATATTAATAACCAATCATATTTGCTGCCAACAGAAGATCTGGCTATGTTAATGGCAGATTCTAGCTGCTCCTCTGTTATATGCTCTTTCTTAATGCGACAGACCCTAACCAAATTAGGATTCCAATACTCATATTTAGATATAGAATCCATAATTACACCAGCATTACCATGTGATTCAAGTATGCTATGTTCATTCAATACCCAAGCAGCATGATTCCAATAAGACCTAGTGATTTTACGAATTAACAAGCTGATGATATCAGAACACGAACGCAATGGCGAGTGGACCAAAAGTATGTCACCGCGCTTTACTGTCCCATCCCGCCTCTTGCTGCAATCCATCCTTCTTAGCTTCTCTATTAGTGGAGCTTCCGACATCAGACCCGCCCCCCTCTTGTAATTTTTTTATTCTTTCTTTTATATCATTATTAGAAATAAATCTTGGAACTTCATGCTGCTTGTCATTAATCATCGACATCTCCAAAATCAAGTGCGCAACTGATAGTGTGGCATTACATACACATCCGACGAACCAAGCGACACATATCTAAACCTAAGATATATCCCGGCTGGTATTAGTTTGGCATCATCATATGAACAATCCCAACTCATGCCAGCATATACCCCAGACACCGGAATAAACGGCGCCAAAACAACTATTTTACTAACATAACCAGAAACAGACGTCTCATCAACATCTAAACCACTATCAACAACAGATACGTGTAGGTCATCACCAATAGAAGAAATGGTTGCTTCCTGTCGATCATATATATCGTTATCAACATTTATGTAAACCTTTTCACCAACCACAAAATTGTGAGCTGATGATGTCCTTATGGTCAATACACCATCGCGCCTTTCAACAGACACAACATCAAATTTCTTGCCGTATCCAAGCTTATTGTCTAGATCAACAACATCAAACACACAATAATCTCCCCACTCTGGCTTGTTATCTGTTTTAACACCATTAATATAAACATATTCAGGAACATAAACACCACCACCATGAATATACATGTTGATATTAAACTTTTCACAAAACACTGATGCCTTTCCAGCAGAAGCCACATACATAAGCGGACCAACACGATACACATTATGCCCACTTAAGTCCTTAAATCCCTTTTCCTGGCTTGGCAAGACAACAGACACTTTAGCTATATTAACATCAGCATTTTCACTGCCAGGAAGTGGTTGGCCATCATGCATTGCCACAATAGAATTCAACACAGACACATCAGATTGATCAAGGTCTGCTTTAAACCACATTTCAACATCATCACCGCTAACATCAATGTGATCCAAAGCTATAACAATATTGCTGTTTCTTATTTCTAGCGTCAATTTATCCAAATTTACCGCCCCATTGGCAGTATCATTGCGTATTGAATATTTATATGATCTAGCCATTTCATCCTACCTTTATGCCAGTGATGTTCCTTACATAGGCTGTAACCGTGCC